ATCCCAACTACTTCTACTAGTTTGATACGTTACTTGATTAACAATCAATCCTTTAGATCCATCTCCTATACTATCGAACTTACTTTTACGTGTAGTATTTCCTCCAAATTGAGTATCTCCAAATCTATAAAACGCTTTTAAATTCTTTTTATATGGACCACCCAAATGATCAAATGCATCATAAGAATTCCATAGTGTTGCACATTGCGCAGATGTTAAAGCGATATTATAAATTGCTAAATCAGAGATAGATATATTTCCATAATAAGCATACCCTGAAGCTTCTCCTGAATCTTGACGAGCACCTACAGTTAATTTAGATTCACCGCTTTGTGGTATAATAGTAGGATTACCATATCCTGCATTACCACTTCCATCTATACCATTAATATATACCTTTGTTTCTGTGCCAGAAGAAAGGGATCCATCATAAACAATACAATAATGATTCCATTTAGTTACTTCTCTATCACTTCTACGTCCCAATAAACCCATTTGAGAAATATGACTCGCAGCTTGGTCACTCGTTCCTACAGCTTTTCTAATACGAGTATATACCTTATCATTTCCAGAGTCTTCAGTAAATGAAAAGAAATATTGTTTCTTATCGTCATCATCATTGTCATAATTAGAAATAATAACGAAAAGATCTAAATTACCAGGACTTGCGTTTGCTTTTGCCCAGAAAGAAAATGTAAAAACAGTTTCAGACCCATTTGAAAAATCCCAATCAGAGTAATCTCCTAAATCTAAATATTCATCTGTTCCATCAAATTCTAAGCAATATGTGTCACGAAATTGATCTCCTGACATAAGTGATAATTTAGATTTAAACATTAGTCTTTTATAACTCCAACTTTTATTCTTAATCCTGAAGCTGTCCATGTTGCTGAAGATCCTCTATTTACTCCTGCTACCCATACACTTTTAGTATCTGAAGCTGCCTTCAATGTTAGTCCAATATTTTCTTTATGTCCATATTGCCAATTAACACCATCAAAATAATTAGTTAAATTTACAACTCCTAATATACTATCTGGTATAGTTCCATCAGCAGCATCAATAGTAGTACCATCATTACTATCATCAAGTTCTACATTTGAATCAAAAAACACCAAATCAATAGGTTCTCCATTATCATCATCATCTAATAAACCGATAGATTGTATAACACATGCTCCTCCTTTAACTGAAACTATATTCTCTAATTCTTCTCCTTGGAATATTACTTCATTAGTAGCACATGCATTTGTTGTAGATACAAGTGTGACAGTAATCACATCTGTATCCATTTTATTTAGTTTTTCTTGCACACTATAATTATGCAATCTTGTTTTTGCCATGTTTACCTCCTGCTCTAAGCACTGGCTGTGCGTGAATGAGCTTGTTTGTTATTGTTATTTACCTACTTTATAAGTATTTTTAATTACTTGATAAGATTCTTTACCTTTATCTTTATCAGGTTTAGGTTTCTTTTTAGAAATCTTTTTACCTGTTTTTTCAGCATAAGCCTTAGCTGCTGCTTTACCTTCTTCAGTGTAATCGAACTTTTTATCTCCAACTTCTGGCATATTATCTCCTTTATGCTGTTACCCAGCTTTTTGCTTGTGGTTTCTTTTTATACCATCCATCTCTTCCTTTTTTCATACTTTGAGGAGGATGCGAATATTTACAAGCATATGCTAAGGCATCAATTGTATCATCATGAGCCATACGTGGTCCAAATGTTATTATTTCTCTATGTAGATCATATTGACTCTTTTTAATATGGACCTGACCTACTGAAAATCTTTGAGCCATTATTTCTTGTATTCTATCTCTCTTACTCATTCGAGTACCTGGCTTCTCTTCTTTAAAAGGAATTATAAATTCATTCCTCCTTCTCATTTCAGCCCTAATAGCTTGAAATATTGGTTTACTCATTGTAGTATCTTCTATAGTAAACAATACTGGATTATAAAACTTTGCTTGATCAAATATATAATCAACAATTCCCTTTTGTTCTACTCCTGGTATCCCTAGAACTGGTAAGGTTCTATTCCTTACATAGTCCACTACATATATATTATTATCAGGAGTTACTGCTACTACCATTAAAACGCTGTAATCAGAATTTCTTCTAGCAGAATCAGTAGCTGGATCAACACCAACAAAAGTATTGCAAGGCTTAGGGTCTTCGCCATCTACTAATATGTAAGTTGTTCCGTTTTCATCTTTTTTAAAAGTGCCTTCCCAGTACTTTATATGATCTCTACTAAAGATAGAATCTTCTTCTGATTGAACTTCCATCATATATTCTTGATAAAACTTATGAGGAGTTCCACTATCTTGATAAAACTTTTTCTTTCTCTCCATTTCCTTATGACCAAACCAAGACTCCCATAAAGGAGTTCCATTTGGTTGAAGAGCTTTATATGTAATTACATCCCAACTATAGTCTTCTTTTTCTTTTATAGACTTTTCATAACCAACTAAAATCTTTTGAATAAAAGAATCAAAGTGAACAGGAGTTCCGTTTATTCTTAATCTACCTGTTTTCGGTTCCAACGCAGGGAAAACAACAGCAGTAACAAGATTCGATATTTTTGACCTAGACTCTGGAGTAACCGTATTATTCTCATCTTCAAAGTCATCAAGTACAATGAGATCATACCTTTTGTGTAACTTAGCACCCCCACGGATACCAGAGAGATTAGACTTACTAATAAGTTTACAACCATTCTTGAGCTCAATATCATCTTCAGTCCACTTTCTTCCTTTTAAATCTCCAAAATAATACTTTACCCTATCGTTATATTCTAAATGATATTTGATATAATCTAAATTAGGTATAGATATTTTACTTGAAGCTGCGACCCATCCATAAAATAATGGATCATCTTTAGCAAAACAAAAATCATGCATTATATTACATTTAGTTAAAACAGTCTTTCCATGACCTCTAGGCAGTATAATAGCTGTTTGCCTTTTATCTAAATCAGATAAAACATCAGCAACTTCATAGTGAAAGAAAGGAGTTTCAGAACGTAAAAAGTCATCAGGTAAAAATAACTTACCAAAAGCAATTAAATCCTTAGAAGCTAATAATAAATCTTCTTCAGCTTTACTTACATTATTATAATTAACATTAGCCAATTCGACTCCTATTTAATACATAGATTACAAAAAGCAAAACTACACATCAACATTTTTTATCTTTAAATGATTTCTATATAGTTTTTCTAGTTTTGGATTTTCATCCAACAATCTTAACCATTCTGATACAGGTATCTGTTCAGATAGCCATAATTGCAAATATTGTTTGTTATTCATCGCCACTAAATATATTCTCTATTGGACTTTTAATATTTTGATTAAACCAATTACGCATTCTCCATGCAGTATCTTGATTAATATATTCATATTGATAGTCTTTAATAGCACTTTTTGTTTGATTGCCATACCAACCATCTATTTTACCTGTATAGTGACCAGTTTCCTTTAAATACTTTTGAACAGCTCTAGTTCCTGATCTTGTTTTACTTTCAGGAGGCTGACTTGATAAATAAGACATCTCTCTATATATACGAGGATTGTAATAATTCGTTAAATATACTCTAGATTGAGGGTCTATTAAGTTTAAATTTGCTTCATTTAATGTAAATTGCTCTTTTTTCCCTTTAACAAGGTTCTGTGCCTGTGCAAAGTATGCAGAATCTGGAGAAAAGTTTGTAGCATCTATTGGTCTTGTTGCCATCTCCCTTTCTTTATCTGACATTATATCTTCATTAGGTAATCTATCGTACCTTAAATTCTTAAGAGGATCCCAGCTCATTTCATTTCTCCTTTTTTGACTCTATTTCAACAGGTCTTTTGGCTTCTTCTATATGTTTATTGTCAAAACCTTGAAATACTGCACCTGTTAATTGAGTAACTTGTGTTTTGTTTTTATCTTCAAGATCCATAATATCGGATAACTTGAATAATGCTTTCAATTTAGTCTCATCTTTTTCTGATGACATTGCTATAACATTAATAGCATTTAATATACTTGTTTCATCTATACCTAAGCCTTCTAATACTGGCTTTAATTCTTCTTTCATCGCTGTCTTTACCCTCGTTGTTTTAACTAGTTGTCCAGCACGCAATCCTGCATAGTGCGGGTCATTTGTCGGAAACGCCTTTAGATACGCCTTGCGAGCATCCATTCCAGATGCTATGTACTGGACAAATAGTTCTTCTT